ATAAACAAAGACGGAGCTTGGCGGAACAGCAGCTCATGAAATTGTTTTTCTGAATAACCACGATTAATTACAAACTGGTTACGCGCCTTGGTATAAGCATTTTGCAAACTTTGCTCACCAAAAACCGTACCAGCTTGAGAACCAAAAGAACCTTTTACAAACTTAGAACCAAGGCGAACTTCACCAACAAATATGTCAGAAGCAGTTTGTTGATCTTTTAGCTCTTGCCGCTCAAAGACTTTGTTGGTTACGTTTTTCTTAACATCCAGCAAAGCTGAACTAACAAGCGGGTCAATCTTGGCAGAGCGGAACGCAGAAGGAACGTCTGAATACGGCTTTAGCAGGTCATCAACTTTGGCTGCAATAAGTGCTGCACGTTCTGCTGGGTTATCAATTTCAGCAAGACGTTCAGCTTGTTTAGTACCCCAACTAGCCAGATCAACAGCAACTTGTTTACCAGCGTTAGAAGCTTTGGTGTCGTAATAGAAAAAGTTAACCCAAGGATTACTCAGGCGATTTTGACGGGCAAGGTTTTCATCACCAGCCTTAGACAGAATCTTTGTTTCTTTTGCGTTTTCAAGTGAATCACGCAGAGCAGTAGCTTCTTGCTGCAACAGTCTTGTAGCTTCGTCGCGTTTTTGCTGTTTATAATTTTCAAACAAATTGTCAGTCAGTTTTGTGAACGCGCCTTCACTGCTTAAAAAGTCTTGAATACTTTTAATAGCTTCAGCACCTGAACCTGGTTTGTAGCTAGCTCCATACAGCAACTGACCGCCAACCTGTACAGGAGTGCCTGGAGTTTCAGCAGGACGAGCAGGTTCAGTAGGTCTAGCCGGTTGAGCTACAAGGTCACGAAGTTGACGTTGCGGGGTAATACCAAAACTGCTTGTCATTGGCCGATAGGTTTGGGTGCAGAAGGTTGCATGGACTGGTAGTTCTTGAGAGCTTCAAGTCCAATGTTTGCTAAATCAATCGTAAGCGCTGTACCGGAAGGCATCGTTTCAGGCGTAGGAGGCACAGCCGTGATAGGCAGCGGAGCCAGCGGTTTAACGGGATCTGGAATTGGTTGAGGTGTGTAGAACTGGATTTGATTAGAAGTGTTTTGACGGGCTACGTCCAAAGCTTCTGCTTGACGTGTTTTATCAGCAATCCGGTAATTGCGGGTAACTTCCCTATTGCTGAGATTAGCCAAATATTGCTGGTGATACTGATTGTTAAGGCGCTCAATAGAACGACCAGCTTGACCCTTAGCCTTGGCTTTACTAGCATTAGCAATGGATTGAATACGAATGTTTTCTAATTCAATTGTTTCTTTAGCTTCCTCTTCGTAGAACCGACCCTCAAGATCAGCAATCTGTCGTTCAAAGTTTTTGAAAGCTTGAGTAGAAACAGCACCTTTGTACTCAGCCTGTTGCTTGGCTAGTTGAGATTCGTAGTCCCGCTTACGTTGAGCGTAATCAAGATCCCTGTAATAAGACTCAAGTTGAACTTGATATTGACGGTAGTTTTGAGCAACGGTATCAGCATACTGAGCCCAATACTGCTGGTTTGCTGCAGCCGTAGCCATCTGAGATTCAGCAGCTCGGTTTTGATAAGCAGCTACAGCAGTGGCGCCTTGAAGAATACCTTTACCAATTGAAAGAATAGAAGGTAGCTCAAAAATACCTTTAAAAATGTCGCCAACACCGCCAGACGTTAAACCAGGCAGAGGGGCTAAAGCACCGGCACCTTGAAGAGCAGGAAGGTTAAAGCTACCGCCGTAATCAATTTCAAATTTAGGAGCCTGACCAAAGTCCCAAAAGCTACCCCAGTCAAAACCAGTGTTGATATTAATATCTTGAATAAAGGGGCTGGTGTCGATTACAACGTCGCCATAGCCGATATTGCCTAACTTGGCTGTCTCGGCAAAGCTAGGAAAATTCAAAGCCATTAGCCGTACTTCCTCGCAACATCAAAGTAAAGACCAGTCCACTCAAGAGCGATGAACTTAGCCTGGTCGATGCTGTTGTTCACTAGCTCCACTGTAACTTGGTCATTCTTGCTTTGGATATAAGCTCTGTACTTAGCTTCTTCAAACGCTTCTTCCTCGCTAATTACGATGTTGGCATTTAGAGGGTCTCTACGGTCAAATTCATAAGTCACCTTGTCACGGAAATAAGGCGTTACTTCAACAGTGAAATACCTTGCATCGTTGTAATAAACATCCAAATATCGCAACTGCAAACGACCAGTACGATTACCAATAAAAGTGTTTTCGGTTGCTGTTCGGCTATACGGCATAAGTTGAGGCGGTCGGTAAGTAAACGTAAACTTCTCACCAAAAACCCAAGAGCTGTTTGAAAAGTTACCAAGGCTATCGCAAACAAAACTCGTAACACCAGCAGGAACACTAGTAGCCACAACCCAACGCTTCTTAGCTTCGCTTGCATCACCTGCGTTTTGTTTAATAATGACAAATTGACTGGTGTTAACAGTCCTGTAGGGCAACGTAACGGTTGTTTTGTTGGTAGCTGCAGAGTAACTAAAGCTAGCTGTACCAATGTCCGTAGTAATCGAGCTAGAGATCTGACGATCTAGCAAGAACAACTCAGCGCTATCTTGAGGCGGTCTTGAGGCGTTGATTCCTTCAAGGTAATACTCAGTAGTGCCGCTGTTGTTATAGCTTGTCAGCTTAAACAGGGTGCCTTCAACAAAATCACACCAATAAATGTTTTTGTTAGGGAAGGTCCACTTATGCCAAGCGTTCTGTCTGTTGGTTAAAGAGCCACTAGAAGCTTCCCAAAAGAATTGATACACATACAGCGCATCTGGATCATCTTTACTTAAAGCCACCAAGTACTGATCAGTACGACTTACAGCAAGAGAATCAATGTTTTTAGGAATGTACTTAGGTACTGTTTCAGTGATTACTGCTGTTTGACCAAGGTTGATACCAACAGTACGGTCAGTAGTAATGAAAGTTTGAAAACCAGTAAAGTCACCCTCTTTAACTGGAAACAGCACTTGAGGACCAACTTGCTCTGGTTTGACGTTTGGCTCCATACTGATGGAACTGATACGACCCACAGAGGCTGTCTCAGGACTGAACGTCACGTTATCGCCTGAGTACAGACGGAACTGGTTTTCGTTAGAAAACAACACAAGTTCATCTTGCTGCTGCAACGCATAGTTCAGCACAGCAACGTCGTTACTGACAGCAGTCAGGTCAATAGGATCGCTGTCAACAACTTGTAAAGCTGATTGTTGCCAAAAGTTAAAGTACGCTCCAGACTCGCTCAGAATGACGTTTTCACCGCTGACAAAGCCAAGGCGGTTCTTAAAGAACACAAGGTCATTGATGCTGTATCCAGCAAACGATGGACCAGGAAGTTCATCTTCATCACCAGCCAGTCGTTGTTCCCACCCTGGTAAAGCAATGGATACGGTGCTGTCGGTATAAGTTGTACCGCTAAAAGGCTGGAACGTAAATCGAGTGAGGCCGCTAGCGTTCCTGTAATAGACAAACGCATGGGGCATCGTGTTGTCGTCTAAAAGCCCTCTAGAATTCCACCCAGCAGTCTCTTCCCAGACACCACGACCAAAGGTACCGTTAGTGGTCGTGTTCTCAGCGTTGAACTTTAGGTAGTACGAGCTTTGATCAGAGGCTCCAGAGGGCGCTACAAGCACCGTATAGCCTTCCCAAGAGGTTGAAGGCAGTTCTGTGACGTTAGTAACTTGATTAGAAAAACCAGCAATTAACGTATTACCACGAGCGTCAGCAGCAACAATACTTTTGATATAGCGAGAAGAACTAGAAAGACCAATCAAAATTTGAGAATCTTGAGTTGTAAAAGTTAAAGCGTTTCCAGAATCTTTTTGATCAAGACCATGACCAAAAGTATAAGTATGTGAACCACTGCCAGTAGCAGCAGCACTTATAACAATGCTGGTAGCTGCTTTGCTAACTACGGTAGTTCCAGCAGGAATATGAGTACCACTGATTACATCACCTATGTAAATTTTCTTGATATCAGTAGCATTGATGCTACTTATTGTTGTACTGCCGTTAGAAACAGTTCCAGTTGCTGTTTCAGAAAATGAAACTAAACGTGAAGCAATATCAGCAGAACTAACAACGTTTGGATCACCAGCAGAGTCAGTAAGAGAAGGAGTTAAATATTTACCAGTAATTACTGTGCTGTTATCAAGTTCAACAGTGATTGAATATTCAGTATCGTAATCAACCAGTTTTACCCATACTTGAGCTTTGATGGGTTGGTAGGCAGAACTGATAACTCCGATGTTATAGCGAGTCAGCGTTTCAGCAGGATCATACGCAGTCTTCTTTTGAATATTAGTTACAAAGACATAATCCTGAAATGACGTAGCTCTAAAACGATCCCGAGCACGACCAGATCCACGCAAGTAGCCAAGATTGGTGGAGCTGACGTTAGAGAAAGTTTGCTCAACAGGAACAACAGTGGGAAGGATGCCACTAATTGGTTCAACATTAGAAATGCCACTAACAAAGGTGTAACTGGATTCAACCGTCAAAGTTACGCCAGTTGTCGTAGCAGTTGCATTTTTGCTGAGAGTGATGCGAGAGCCAGCAGTATCAATATCGACAATGGTCGTTCCGCTAGGTACACCACTACCTGTTACACCAGCTCCGACAAACAAATCTGTCATGGAGCTTACAGACGTTACGACTGCAGACCCACTAGTAATATTGCCAGTACGAGAAACGGTACGGCTATCGTCAGCAATAATGAGGATAAAACGCTCACTGCTACTACGGTTATAGACAAAGACCCACGCTTCGTTCCATTTGATTGGGTTGGTAAGGGCAAGACCACCAGCGTTTTTAGTCAGCGTATCAATACGCTTTACAGGCACAGAACCTAGCCGTTTCTTTAAACCCTCAACAAGGTCACAGTTACCGTTTTCAAGAACTTTGGCAAAACCAGGCAGCACAAAACTGTCAGCTTGCTGGTTAACACCTTTATTAAGCGGACCAATAATTTGGCTAAAAAGTTCTCGTGACATCAGCGGCTCAGAATATCAGGACCAAAGTTAGTGATCACACGGCCACCGTACATGTCGTCAGGACCGCTGATGTAGTTGTAATTTTGAGCCATGTCTTCAGTACGCTTGAGGGTCTGAAGGGCTCGTTCTTCATCCTCTCCAGTGTACGTTTCAAGACTTGCGGAGGTCACAGCACGATTAGCAAACATCCGCGCTGCACGAATCGTAATGTACCTACGACCAGTCTCAGGAATACTATCCCAATCAAGTTCTTCAACAATTTCAGCCACAAGGTCACTAGTACCACCAGTTACTGAAATACCAAGACTACCTCTCAAATCGTATGTATTTTTAACGCGATCAAAAATCCTAAGACCACGAAGAACAAACCTTTGAGAGGGGTAAGAGATCGGGTTAAACCGAATAGCAAGGGTGTTGCTAGGAAGCTGGGATTGACCTGTAGAAGCGTCCAGAGGAATGGAGTCATACAGCATCGTGTTCCAAGACCATCCAGCTCCTTGAACCTCACGGCTCACTTCATCCAAAGTACGCTCTGCAAGACTTGCATCACCAGTCAACGGAGCGTTAAGACTGTTTACAGGGGCTTCGCCAATAATGGCAAGAAGAGTGTTAACTGCACTGAGTTTACTAGTCGCCATTATTGCAACAAAAAAGGGGAAACATTTCTGCCTCCCCTCATTGTATTGGTAATTAACTAGAAGCTAGTTAATCAATACGGGTTGCCATCGGAAAGCAGGCTCACAGAGCACTCAGGACGCAGGATACCGTGACCCACGGCATAGCTAGCGACCATCATGGTGCTTTGAGTCATAGCCTTGTACTCAGAACCCGTCATCTGCATCGAAACGTCCTTCAAGGACACAGTACCCACAGCTTCCTTGGTGAAGCAGAGGCCGAAGCAGTTAGCGATGGACGAGGTGTTGCCTTGCTCATCTTGGTAGTAATCACAGGTACCGGCGGCAGCTTGACCGTCAGAACCGTCACGACCGTTGATGTAGTTAGGACGCTCACCACGGGTCACAGCAGACTGGTTGGATTGACCAACGTAAGTCTGGTTAGCGGTATAGCTATTGATACCCAGGTGGTTGGAGGTCAGCAGGCGGAAACCAGCCACAGAAGCCACGCGGTTCTGGTAAATGGAGCCATTGGCACCACCAGCAGCGTTGAAATCAGTGTTGATGGCACGGTCGCTGTTGAGCACGTCGTAGTAAGCACCAGGGCTCAGGACGCACACACGGCCTTCCTTGGGAGCATCCTTTTCATCAAGAGCCTGACAAGCTTTGAACAGGTTCTCAACGATCAGATCACCACGGGCATTGCGGTCAGCAGCACCGTTCAGGTCAATACCGCTAAAGGAAGTACCACCAGGCATCGAGTTCAGAACGAACAGACGCTCACCCACTTGGAAGCCAACGCCAGTACCGGTACCAATCGAACCAATCGGGTTGATCACAAAGGTGGCAGCACCGTTGGTAGGAGCAGTGGTGATCACACCGTAAGAACCAGAGTTCTCACCGTAAACCACTTCACCCACAGCCCAATAGGTCAGTTCA